TAATTAATGAACAGAACAATGTCAACAAAAAGTAAAAAATTATTTATATTCTTATTAGCGGTTGTAATAACTTGCCTTGCATTAGGTTGCGATATAAGTACTTACCATCCACTAAAGAAAGAAGACTACCAAATGTTTAAGGCTGTTTACATACCAAGAGACACTGTGTATGTAGACCCAACAACTGTAGGCACAACAACAGATCCTGAATGAAGACAGTTAATAGTTTAAGCGGAGGGAAGACATCTTCGTATTTAGCGGTTCACTACCCTGCTGACTACAATGTCTTCTCTCTAGTGCGTACGGACGATAAACGAGTTCTCTTCCCAGACGAAAAAGTGAGACAGATTGTTTCCGATAAGATTGGAAAGGAATTCATTGGAACCCTTGAGGAGGATACAATTGTGTACACAATGTTGGACCTTGAGCAATACCTCGGGCAAGAAATCATATGGCTAAGTGAGACAACATTTGAGAAGGTGATTAAAAAGGCAGGTGGGTACTTACCGAATGTGACAAGAAGGTTCTGCACCTCTAAAATGAAAGTTGAACCTATTGCTCAATGGTGCTATGAGAACACGGAACTTCCTGTAGATATGAGGATTGGATTCCGAGCAAACGAAATGAGTCGTGCTAGGACTATGCTGAACAAAGCCGAGGACGGAATAGAGATGTTTAAGTTTAAGGTAGGTGAAAAGAACGGAAGGAAGAAGTGGAAGACATTGCCATATCGAAGTGTGTCCTTCCCCCTGATTGAGGATGGGATATTCAAGGATGCTGTAGAGACTTACTGGAAGGACAAGCCCGTTCGCTTTGCTTATAAGAACAACTGTGTAGGTTGTTTCCATCGCAATGAGATTTTCCTCAACCACATGAGTAAGAGGGATGAGAAGCAGTTTGATTGGTTCATGAGAATGGAGCAGGAAAACAATTGCACATTTAAAAACGGAATCACATACGAAAAAATAAAAAACTACAAAGTGCAGTTAGATCTCTTTGACGAGGACTTCAACGACTGCGACTCTGGATATTGCGGACTATAAAAAACAAACACTATGAATAAATTTCTAATGGCGGCTGTAATCATAACAGCTTTAATAGTAATTCTCTCCTACTTTGGAGGTGATGACAATGAAACAGGATTTCAATCATGACAATTAAACTAAACGAGTCGGAAGTACACTTCCTCAGAACACTCGCCTCCACAAGAGCGTTCGTCAGCAGAAAGAAGAATGTGGTGGACCAAAAGTTTGCTGTGGATAAGTCGGGTTACGAAATAGACTTTGACGGATGCCTTTCGGAGTACGCCTTCTGCAAGTGGCACAACATCCACTTCAGTTTATCTTTTGGAGACGATACAGCAGGTCAGCCGGACTGCATCTACAAGAACTTAACGATTGACATCAAAAGCACTCGCCTTCCACAAGGTCGTATGATTGTCAAGTTAAACTCTCAACCGATGGATATGTATGTACTCGCCATAGTGGAAAATGATTACACTGTTCGTTTTGCAGGGTTCTCTCGTTCAGAGGATGTAAAGAAAGATGAGAACGTCCGTAACCTCGGAACAGGAGACTCGTATGTATTAGATCAACATCAATTATTAAGGTTTAAAGAAAATGTACACAAAGAAAATTAAGAAGACTTTCTTCCACGATCAGGAAGAAGGAAAGTTACTAGAGGTAACTGAGTGGGCTAATGGCGGTGGAGTAGACTTTGCCATAACCGATGAGAAGGGTAGGCAACTAATCCCTCTCTCCTATAGAGACGCAAAGAACCTACGAAGATTAATCCGACATATCCTAAGACCAAATGTTGATTAGAGGCTATTACATTGAGGCTATGGAGGTCCTAACCAACACTGGAGGTGTAGACTTCTTTGACCTAACTCCAACAGAGCAGTTAGTCAGGACTATGTTTGACATTCGTGACGTAATGTCTATACGGCAGGTTGACGAGTTGGTTCCAGAATATGCTGTAATAGAAATAGGCATGGGAAACCCACGCCTATTCAAACTATCTTACGATTCAATCAAGTCAATCTTTATGAATCGAGATTCAATTTAATTTTATTTAAAAAGCTTCTTGCAAGATTTTGACGCACCTTTCTTTCCGCGACCTTTTATTCCTTGGTTAACAGACTTTACCTGACTCTTCTTAACGTGAGTATTTTTAAAATCACCACCCGATGATCCTCTTCCGCGAGAATTTGTCGTGCTAGAAGTAGTTGTAGAACCTCCTTGGGTACGGCCTCTTTCTTCTCTTCTCATCTGACCTTTTGTTGGAATACCTGCGTTAAGAGATTTGTTCAAATCTTTGTTAGCTTGTTTTTCAGCATTCATTCGGTCACGAGTATTAACTTGCATATACTCTGGTTCTCTCTTGCGGTCTGTTCCAGCAAAGTTAGATTGTTTGCCTTTTGTATAAGCCGGAGCTGGATATCCTGTAATAGGATTTCTTTTAGCGGTTGTTTTCATTGTTGCCATAATTTTAATTTTTTACATATTAGGGAATAACATTTTACCAGTGTTCACACCTTTACTTCGGTCCCAAACTGTAATCTTTCCTTTACGATTTGTTCTTGACCCTTTGTTGATGTTTTTGTCAGGTAACTCTTGATATACACTTTCTCTTGATCTAACAGGCTTACCTTTTCTCTCAACAGAATATGAATTTACATTATTTTTTTCTGTACCTACAGAAGATCCACTTGCTCTTCTTACCACTTGGCCTGCTTTGTTGTATCTCGTGCCAGTAGTTTTATCAACTATGATATCCCCGGTTTTTGGGTCCTCCATATAAACACCTACATTAGTACGTCTTACTCTTCCCTTTTTATCGGTGTAAGTTTCTTTATAACGATGACTTGCATCACTTCCCACTTGGGTGTACTTATAGTCTCTAAGTAATCCTTTTTTAGCCTCTGTTTTTACAATAGGTTTTTTAGGATCTTTTTTGGTTACTCTCGTTGCCATTTTGTATTTATTGTTTTGTGTTTTTTACTTTTTATAGGTACGAGGTAAATTTTTACCTCTATACATTGGCACAAGAGTTTGTGTTACAGACTTCTTATTACCCGTTGCAGCGGCTAGTTTAGGGTCTACAACTCCACTTCTTTTCTTTACATCTTTTTGTAATTTACCTGGATCGAAAGTTCTTTTTAATCCAGCAATACCAGTGTATTTAGTTACATTACGAACATTACCAACTCCCATATCTTTATCTAACTCAATTCTGCTTTTCGTAATTTTTTTACCGCCCTTTACATCTCTTGATGTACGGGTTTTAGCAACATAATCACCGGTAACAGTACGAGTCTTTGAATGTTTAGATTTAACGACTTTTACGTCACGTCCAAATATATCTTTTCCTGTGCGTACTTTTATTTTTGGTTCTCCTTTTTTTGTAGGCATGATTGTTTTGTTTTTTTTATATTTTATTATTAAAATGCGTTGTTAGTTGACTTGACAATTTCGTACACGTCCACTTGAGAGTGAAGACGAGAGACGTTAGCACCTGCTGCGTTCATGATGTCACGATTAGACTCATAACAAATATAACGAGTAACTGTCTGCCAGTCTGTTCCATATGCAAAGTTAGAAGTGCAGTAAGTTGAAACGTTTGTAGTTAAATCATCGTTAGCGGTTAACACGTTTGGTAGAGTTGGAGTCGTGTTAGGAATACTTGACGTAATGCCTTGCACAATAGCAGACTTAACGAACTTTAACTTATAAAAGTTATTAGCGTTATACCCAGTCCCGTTGTTAATTCTAACAACATTTTCACTCCCTTCTAATTGTAATGAGCCTATAGTCATAGCTTTAAATATTTACACAAATATACTATTTTTTTATTAACAGTTCCACTTTTTTAAAGAAAGTGCTTTTCTTGTTGGTTTACCTTTTTCGTCCTTCATTGGACCAGGCATCCCTGACATTCTAGCGCAAAAACTGGTCCTACGCTTATCGTCCTTACTCCCCTTCTTTATCTCAGAGGGTTTCTTAGTTACAGCAGTCTGCAACTTAGAACCAGGGTTTGCTTTTCTGTAAGAGGCAACGCCTTTCTTATTGAGGCCGCCTTTTGGGTCCTTTCCCTCCTTACGAGTCCATGCAGGTGTCTTAGCCATTGTTTCTAAAATAAGGGTGTTGTTCGTGCCATTTCTTTACAGCAGAAACTCCCTCACGAACTGTCTTCGCTCCTGCCTTTTTGGTTAGGTCAATGGTGTCCCACTTTCCTTTATCTTTTGTCGGGTGGTTAACCATGATGTCACCAGGCTTACCCTTCCCAATATTGTTAGTCTTTTTGTAGACAACGTGTTTCTCTCCTCCTGCGGAGACTTTTACCTTTGCCATTACTTCTTCTTTTTGGTTTGAGACTTAATGACTCTCTCCTGCTTCAATAGAGCAGGACTAGGAGCCTTTGGCTTGGCACCAGTCTTTTTATTTTGAGCTGCCTTGTCTCTCAAATTATCCCAAAGTCCTCTTGGAGATACACTTCCATCTTTTCTTTTAAGCATTTGTTTTTTCATCGTCCTTGACCTTTATATGATTTAACATAGTTCTTCGAATTCTTAGAGCAAGAACACTTTGTCTTCGCAATAACACCTGGTCTACTAACCTTTGGTTTTTTCTTAAATGCGCTTGTGGATTGAACCTTTGCCATAGTACTTTTTTTATCGAAAACAAAGATATAGAAATATGTTTCTCTCCGTATATTTGTGTACCTAAAATTTATAATCATGAACGATTTACTATTCCTCAAATCACAAATAAGAGTGTTCCATCCAGAGTGGACAGACGCTCAAGTAGAAATGGAAGCAATCAAAATACATAAAGAGGCAACCTCTATCGCAGACGATGATGAGGAGTGCTTATACTGCGGATCATGAAAAAGTCGAAACATAAATGCCCTACCTGTGGGTACTACAACGCTCACCAACTAGGATGTCCCGAGGTTGGTAAGAAGATAAAGTTGTGTGATATCATCAAGGACTACAAGTCTGCAAAAGAAAGCGGTGAGGAGTATAAACTTCCTCCCAATCTATAACTCATATTGTTGAAAACTTATTAATTGTTATTTCAATGACTTTTGTATATTTGTGAAATATAAAACACAAAATGCAAAAATTAAAAGTAACCAACGAGACGGTGCAGGAATACGCTCTCTCATGCCATAAGTTGTTAACCGAGTTGTTGGCACTCAACATGGAATTAACCAATGAAGAGATTCTCGAGTCATTTGGAGGATTAACCCAAGAGTTAAGTTCTGTTGCAAACGAAGCTCTCGATAAAATGAGAAAAGATCCAGAGTTCCAACAAGAAGCAGTAGCTTTCCTTAACGCAATAAAAACAGCCCCTTCTAGTGAAGATAGTGAAGCAACTAGTGTATGAGCGAATGCTCCGCAAAACCTTTAGTGAGGACATCTCAGATGAGTTGAAGTTAGAGGTCTTGACATGGGTACTCTCTCAAATGAATAAGAAAGAAAAATAAACAGCCCTGCTCGCGAGGGGATCGTAAAACACAGTAAGCCTCTGACACAAGCTCAAGTAACTGTTCTCATCGTATAGGAGATAGAGTTAGCCTACTCGACGTCGTTTAAAAAGGCAACAAGTCAGGTGGCGGAATTGGTAGACGCACGGAATATAGGGTACACGGGGGTGTAACGGTTGAGCTGCTCCTATGGCTGAAGGCTCACAAATACAAGTTCGAATCCTGTCCTGACTACACTTATCGTGATGTATAATCAATGAGTAATTGATTTAAACGATTGACAGCTTGGAAAGACAGCCACCTTCGGGTGTAAACTTTAAAACTATGAATCATAAGAAGCAAACCTCGGTAGATGTCCTCTACGAAATACTATGGGATTGTCCAAGAGATAAGTGGGAGTGGAATGCCGTACTCAAGGAGGTAAGGGAGATGCATAAGCAGGAGATGAAAGATTTGTATCTTGCTCATGTGACTAAAGCTCCTCGCTTGAGGGAAATCTTTGAGAAGCAATTTGAGGAATACTACACGAATACATTTGAGTAATTATGACACCAAAGGAAAAGGCAAAAGAACTAGTCGACAAGTATTGGATATATCTACGAGCAGGACTGCTTTATGATGAGGAGGCTAAAGAC